TGATGGCGCGCGATGCGGTGGTGCCGGCGAAGCCTCTGGCTCCAGCCAGCAACTTCTCAGCGCCAAACATGCCGCCAACACCGCCGATGACGGCAGGGATGACGCTCGCCTCGCGGCCTGCTGCCACGGCCTGATCTTCTGTAGCACCTGCCTTTGTGGACAGTTCATAGGCATTCCCTGCAGCATCGCCGCCTGCCATCGCCGCTCCAGCAGCGACGCCACCAGCACGGCCAGCACGCTCCACCCCCTTGGCGCCAAGCCGCGCAGCTTTGCCAGCAAATCCAAATGCCTTCACGGCCGCGCCAGGACCAGCAAAAGAGCCAGCAGCCTGGGCAGCAGACAGCAGCGGGTTCTCCACCACGTAGCGGCCTACCGCGCCAAGCTCGTCCATCACGCCATCGGCGTTTTCCACCCCTTGGCGGAACTGCTGTTTCGCGGCCTTGGTCACGTCACTTTGCGAGTCCTCCCCGGCCTTGATGATGTTCTTGTCGATCCAGCCAGATACCGCATTGCCGGGCTTGATGAAATTGGCAGCTGCAGAAACTCCACCGGCTGCGGCATTCGCCACTTCGATGGCCGTGTCATTGGCGACTGCGGCCAGGTTGCGGGGCTTTGGTTTCTCGCCATCCAGCGTGCCATCAAATGGCTCAAACTGAGGTGCTGCGTCCAGCTTGCCGGTGAACGGCGTGTATTCGTCTTTTGCCATTGGGTCAGCCCTTTGCGATGACTTGCTTGCCGTTCATGTCTTCATAGACAGGGCGGCCGTTGGATGTGCCGATCTGGCGTTTCATGCCCTTGGGGAGCGCAGGCGCCTGCGGGCCGCCCGTCTCCTGCCCAGTCCGCAGGTCCACCAGGCGCTGCGGCACGTTGCGCATCACGCCTGCCTGGGCGTCCCATTCCTGGCCACCGCCCACGGTCATGAAGTTGTCCCGCAGGTTGCCCTCGCCCTTACCGGAGATTTCGCGGATCTGGCGGGCCAGCGCATTGCGTTCTTCCGGCGTCTTGGCGCTCTGGTAGCTGGCCTGCAAGTCCTCCAGGCGCTTGGCCGCCCGGGTCTGGAACCCGGCTGCCTCGCGGCGCATGGAGAGTTCTTCACCGGCGATGCGGTTGGACTCGTTGCCCTGGGCGATACCTTGGGCGATGCGCTGGGCATCCAGCCCCACACGCTGGCCATCGAGGGACAGGCGCGCGCCGGTGGCCGCAATGTCTGCATCCACCCGTGTCTGGTCGAGGTCGTCCTTGCGGTCGTTGCGCGCGCCCTTGTTGGCCGCGATGGCATTCACCGCATCGCCCGTCTGGTTGGTGAAATCGGTCATGGCCGCGAACACGCCACCGTTGGGGTTGAGCACCGGAGCGCGCACATCCTGGCGCGGGGCGGCTGGTCGTGCATCTGAGCGCGGCAATACGTTGGGCTCCTTCCAAATGCGGGTTTCGCGCGTTGGCGATGGGCCGTCTTGCAGGCGCGTTACCTCGCCGGTCTGCTCGTTGCGAAACGCGCCCTGGCCGGGTGCGGGCTGGTAGTTGTCGAAGTCGAAGGCGGGGGAATGGGGAGGCGGCGCCATCCGCTGCGCTGTCACTGGAGCCTGCTGTGGCACGCTCGGGGCGGTTGTCACCTGCGGCTTGATCGCCGGGGCAAACCCGGCAGGCGCCCGCTGCGCTCCCGTGGCAAGGCGTGCATCGGTCGGGTTGGAGACGGCAGGCGCTGCTGGCTGGGCCTCGGGCTGCTTCTGGAACGATCCGAAGAACGATCGGGCGCCGCGTTCCAGGCCGGATGCCAGAATTTCGCCGCCGCTGCGTGCGCCAGTGCTGTGCATCTGGCCCAAAGGCGTCCCTGCATTGCCTTGGGCCACTGGTTCAGTTGGCGCAAGCAACGGCGCTGCGGCTGGCGTCGGCGCAGGGGCTGCGCGCTGCTGGGTGATGGGTGTAGGTCGCTGGCTCAGTACGAGCTGCTGCACGGGCGGCTGGGCCGCAATCACTTTCTCAGCTCCCGTGGCCAGCTTGCCGCTGGAGCCGAAGCCGTTGGCAGGGCCGACGCCCCCGTAAATGCTCGCGCCGGCATCCGGGGAGTTGTTCGGGAAGAACCCATTGGGCTGCTGCTGGGCTCCGCGCTCCCGCGCCATGCGCTGCTTTTCTTCGTCCTTGACCACGCCGCCGCTGGCAAAGTGCTGGGCCGGCGCGAACCCATTGCTCGTTGGCGCCTTGTGCGCCTCGCCTGCCGGCTGGTGCGTGGCATTGCGCATGACGGTCAGCACCGCCTCGCCCAGCGCCTGCACCTGCTCTGGGGGAACCTCGAACTCGCCATTGCTCAGGCGCACAGGCACCTTCTCGCCCATGTCCTCCAGGGCATCCGGCCCGATAGCCTCGGTCGAATCGGCCGGCATGATGAACGTGCCCGGCTCCTTCTCGGTTTCAATGGAATCGCTGGTGCCGGTGCCAGGCCCACGGATCAGGCCGCCAGGCTTGAATCCGCGCGGTACCAAGCCGCCGTCTTTCAGTCCCAGCTCCTTCTCGCGGCGCTGCATGGCGGTCGCTCCGCTGTAGTCGCTCAGGGCCTTGGTGGGCGGGGCCGGGGCCGCGCTGGATGTCGGCCGCTGCACTGGAGCCTGGGCGGCGGCTGCTGCCTTGTTCGCCCGGTACTCTGCCACCCGGGCGTTGTGCTCATCGTCCAACCCGACCGCGCGCTTTACACGCTGGACCAGGCCGCCGTCGGCAAAGTTCTGCACGGGCTTTCCCCGCGCGTGTTGTGGCTTGAAACCGTACATGGCACACCCTTTGAATCGCGTTCGTGCGATTCTTCCGGGGTGTCATGCAGGCATCAAACCAGACTGGGGGGAGTCACTCGGACAGCGAAGCAATGGAGTTCAGGCTGCCCAGCGCGCCGACCACCATGTCCTTGTAAACGCCCACCGCGGCCTCGGCCGCTCCGAGGCGGAATTTGTCCAGATCCAAGCGCCCGGCAATGTTGGCCTTGGTAGCATCAACCGACAGCCGTGCTGCATCCAGGCGGGCGCTGATACGCTGGATTTCCTCATTCGTGCCAACCTGGGCGTAGCTTGTGGCACCGGCAATTTGCGCTTTGAGCCCTTCGAGCATCGCATTGAATGCGCGCAATTTCGCCTCGTCGGCGTTCTGCAGAAGCCCGTTTTGCTCTGCGGCCGCGCGCACTTGCATCTCGAACTTGCGCAGCGCCACGTCAGCTCGCGTTGAGAACGTCTTCACCTCCAGGTTCTTGATTTCGGCCTCGGTGCGTTTGGCGTCCACCTGGGCGGAGTGGGCACGGACCTGCTCGGAGAACAGCTGCACTTTGGCGCTCTCGCCGCGGATGCGTGCCTCGTAGCCGGAAAACTCCGATTCCTTGGCCTTCACCGTAGCCATGAACCCATCGACCTCGGCCTTGTAGGTTTCGACCTTCGACCGCTCGGCATTGATCGCCGCCTCGGCAGCCTGCACCTGCGTGCGGTAGATGTTGGCCATCGTCTCCACGCTAGACAGCTTGGCCTTGTAGAGTTCCACGCGGGCCTGATCCACCTGCAGCTTGGACAGCTCGGCCTGTAGCTGCACGCGGTACAGCTCCACCTTCTGAAGCTCGGCGGCCACGGCATCGCGGAACGCCTGGGCGCGCGTCTGGATGGATTCCAATTTCAGCTTGGCCTTCTCCACCCGGGCCCGGAACACCTCCATCACATACTGCGCACTGACCTGAGCCGCCCGAAGCACCCGCTCCATGGCTGCCATGTGCATGTTCACCATCAGCTGCTCAACCTCGCGAACCTGCTCAATGGTGAACTTCCGGTTGTCTACATACAGATCGGCCCGCTTGAGTGCCACTTCGCGCGACAGTGTTGCCGCAGAGGCCATGACCTTGGAGCGGATGCCCTCCATAGCGCCGAACAGCGCACCGGGGGGCAGCATGAAGCCCCGCGATGCAAAGTCGCGCTCTGCGGCCTGCATTTCCTGGCTGGCCAGTTCACCCTCTCGCTCACGCGCACGATCCCACAGCCCCGCCTCGTCGCCCGGCTCGATGCCGTACCCACCATTGGCGAGGTCGGCCATCAGCTTGGCCTTGAGCCCATCCAGCATGGCCGACTGGTAGGCCACCTCGTCAAAGTTAAATGTGAATGCCGCGTCGGGGATCACGTCCACAAAGCTGTAGTCCACCGTGGTCAGCGACGGCGGCAGGTCGATGGTCGGCACGTTCGGCAGGTAGATTGCCGTCCCTACGTCAATCGGTGCTGGCATGGTCAGCACGGGCGCATCCGGCACGCTGATTGCCTTGAGCGTAGGCACCTGGGGCACTTGGGCAGACAGTGGGCTGGGTGCATCGCCGAAGCTGATCGACGGCGCATTCCCGGTGAAGGATGGCACGCTGTATCTGCTCGCGTCGAACACGGGCGCGGCCGGGTAGTCGCCGCTGTTGAACGAAGGTATCGGAGCGAACGCCACTTTGCCAATGTCTGCGGGGCTGATCTTCGCGCTGTTGACGAGACTCAGGAGGTGCGAAGTGAACGTACCGCTGCCCGGCTGCAGCTGGTCCCATAGTGGGACCTGGACAAATGGTTGGAAGCGGTCCGCTGCAAACTGGCCCAACTGAGCGACCATCGCGTCAGCGCGTGAAACCCACGAACTTGCGTATTGCTGCGAACCGCTGATTATTTCTTGTACTGCCATGGCTTGTGCCTCCTGGTTATTCATCTTCTGGTGGGAAATAGAGCGCGTCGATCAAGGGCCGTACAGTTTTTTCCATGGCCTCTGGGGCCATATACTTCTGTCCGTCGGCGCCTTTCCCATTAGGAAATTCGAGCTGCCTACTCACCCCGCGCTGGGTTTTTACCCCGCGCCACGCCTGCACGTCGTCGATCGACATTTCGTTACCCGTGCCTTTACTCGCGGTGTATTTTCTCACTATTGGCGAAAGATCAAATTTCCAGGCGTCATCAATAGCGATCACTGAGTTCTTATCTCTCGTGGTCGCAAATAACATGTATGGGACGTCTCTGTCCGCCTGATCGCCGCCAGGATAATCTTTACCGTCCTTCTCGCCAAACTTTGGGGCGTCTTCCGGAGTGATGACGATGAATTCCGAGTTGTCATTATCAAGCAGATGAATCCCTTCATCATCGTCTGTTGGGGCTTCTTTTGGTCTGGCCCAAACAATTTTCCAATATCCTATTTTTTTTGTAAATTCACTCCCATCTTCGCGTTTTCTGATTTTTGACACATAGTCAGGGGTGGCGATGAAAACCCCATATTTATTTGTCAGCGTTCTGTATGCAGCCTGTGTATCCAGAAGAGTGAAAAGGGCTTCTTCGGGCGAACCTGGATCTTCTTGGTGTCTCGCTGGTGGCTTGATATTTACCACGTACATTAACCCGCCGCCATCAATTCGCAGGGCCATCGCGTAATGTTCTACCGTGTCCCCTAGCCGTCGCGGGATAGTTTTTTTCAGTTCGCCGTTGACGTACAGCTTGTACGTGGGCGTATGCTTTTCGGTGATAGTTACGGTGGGGTATCCGTATATCGAACCGCTCGTAACATTCGTCGATCCATTTTCAACCCAGCAGAAAAGGACGATGTACTTATCCAACTTTCTCCCGCACGAAAGATCGGTGATGCTCTGCGAATTTGTATTAGAGCTGCGCGTGTAATAACCGTTGCTGTCGGCACTTACATGCAAGTCGCTGGAAGTTGCATTCACTTCTAGCTCATGTACTGTCTTGAATTTCAATTCCCCCCTGAGAAATTTTGCTTTCTCTGTCTCGCAGTGTGGGGTCAGATCGTCTGGGTCTTCTTTTTCGCCAAGATAGCGATCTTCCCCCAGATACTTCTCATGTATCCGTATTTTTATTGATGTGTTCGTGAGGGTCGAGACCACACTGGATGCATTTGGTCCAACCATACCGCTAGCTATGAAGTATGTGGCATTGGTACGGGCCGAATAAAAAGAAACTTCTGTTTTTGAGGCCGATTGGCCAATATCAGAGAATGTTTTGGACACGCCGTCAACTGCTCTCCAATATGTCGGCCAATACCAATCACCAGTTCCATCGACTCGTGCTGTCGTGTGGCCAGAGTCCTCATTATGGGATGTCGGTATTGAATCGTATTCTTCATCCTTGAGTGTGCTTTTATGTGGAATATACGAATAGATGAAATTTACGCGGTGAACGCCAATCAGGCCGCTGTAAGCGATCACCAGCGCCTTCACCATCGCTCCGATGCGCTTATAGATAATCTGCCCGCGTTCTGCTGGGCAGTTCTTGGGTTTGTACCTTGGGTCACGCTCGGCGCGCTCGGCCTCCTTCTTGGCGAAGCCGTACAACTCTGCGTCGAGGGGGCCGACTGGCACCACGCGCGCCATGGTCAGAACCTCCTACCCGACACCGGCATCAGCACCTCTACAGATTCCAGGTCGCTGATACCGGAGCCGCTCACCTCGAACTGCAGGCGCTTATGCTTGATGCCCCGGCCCAGCTTGGCGCGGTAAGTGGCTCCGCGCTTGGGGCCGTCGGCTGCGTAGGCGTAGGCGGCGCCGTCAACGTGCACCGTTACCACAGGGGCCTGCGTGGCGTTGGCCTCCAGGATGCAGCTCTCGGCGTACTTGTGGCGCCCGGTGCCAAAGTCCAAGTTGCCGAACACGGCACGCTGCTCGATGGCCTCGGCGCCGTCCGTGTCGCCCCGCACGCGGTACACCCCGCCTGGGCCTGCAGCGAAGACCTGCCCACCCACCATGGCCACGCACTGCAAGGCGGAGGCGCTCTCGTGGCGAGTCGCGGCGGCTTGCTTGAGGTTGAAATTGATGATGCTGACAGCCTGCTCTGCCATCCTGACGTACAGCTTGGCCGTGATGCCCGGCAGGTTCCCGCGCAGCTCGATCGTCGGTGGCTTCCAGATCAACATGCCGCTGACCTTGATCGTGGCCAGCTTCGCGTGGATAGCAGCCCCAACCCCAGCCACCGCAGTGATGCGACTGCGAACACTAGGCAGGCCGCCGCGCAGGGTGGCGGCTCCAATGACGGCCACAGCAAACGACGACCGCACGCTGGGCCCGGCCCCGTTGATCCTCAAGACCGCGCCCGTCACGCACTGCACCGAACTCGATGGCATGGCCAAGCGTGCGTCGATCTGTGCGCCAATGCCAGTGCTCACCGCGATGGACGAGGCCACCCTGGGCAGCGTTGCTGCAATCTCGTAAGGGCGGTCAATGACGATGGCGGAGCGGATGCCCGGCAGGCTCCCGGCCAGCTGTGCCAGTCTCCCGGTCAGCACCGTGATGGCGCTTTCAGGGCGAGGCATGGTAGCCGTGATGTTGTACCCGACCGTCACGCTGATTGCGCTGGTGATGGCCGGGGCCTCGCCAACAATGTTCGCCGTCCCATAGGAGGGGATGCGCTGCATCGGGATGGTGAAGCTCGCATCCATTACCAGGGGCACCGCAATGTCTGCAGTCACCGCCTGCATGGGGATGCTCAGAACCGACTGAAACATGGCCCCCTCCATGCTCTGCATCGGAATGGCGATGGGCGCCCCGATCTCGGGCAGCTGACCAACAATGCGCTGCATCGGAATTTGCAGATCAATTCCAATATCGGCGGGCGCCGCTACCTCAACTTCCGCAGTCACCTGCTGCACCGGAACAGCAAAGGATGCGCTCACGGTCGTTTGCGCGATCGCACCTGTGATCTGCTGCTTCGGTAACTTGAGGGGCATGTCGGCCTCTTGCGTAGATTAGGAAGCAGGCTGCGTGATGGTCATGGCAGTGAGGGTGACGGTCGCGCCGCTGGTGATCGCGGTACTGTTGATGGTGAAATCCGTTCCCGAAGTACCCACAGTGCCGTCGATCGCCCCGGTGGACGTGCCCGTGATCCGCCCCCATACAGCCGTTCCGGTGGCGACAGCATCCCCGACATTGGGCGAGGAATTGTCCAGCGTTGCAGACCCTGTAGCAGACGCATTGAAGCCGTTGATGGTGATGTCCACCAGCTTTGTACCGGTGGCGGCTGTGTTGGCATTTGCGGGTTGCGTGCCGGTGTAAACCGACAGTGTTGCACCAGCCAAGTCGGCCGCCAAGGCGTCGGCCATCATGTTGCGTATCACGGTGCTGAATTGAATCGTCATGGCTCTGTCTCCTAAAGTGGGTGGCTTAGGCCGCGCTGGGCATGGTGAAGGTCGCGCCGTTGATAAGCAGGGGCGCCCCAAGGGCGATGGACGTGTTGGTCATATCCATGTCGCTGCCCGAAACGGCGATGGCGCCGTCCACACGCATTGCAGTGGCTGATGTGGTGGAGCCATCATCGGAATCCGTCACCAAGCGGAAATAGCCTGCAGAGCCATTGGCCAGGCCGGTGGCACCCCAGGTTTCGGCGGCTGCCTTCTGTATGACCCCTGCCGCTGCCGTAGCTGCCAGGTGCATCTTTGCGCCCGCTGCGGCGGTGAAGCGCGCCAGCTTGGTACCGGTGGCCGCGTCGTCGGGACTTGCCGGCCGCGCGCCGGTGTAAATGTCGATGTAGAAGCCTGCGGCGCCTGCGCCCTCGATGGCTACTTTGAATGCCTTGTCGGCCATGAGCGCATTGACAAGACCGGTGGAAAATTTGAGTGCCATGACGGGCTCCTTGGGTGAAGTTGCTTACTTGCGAAGCGAGAAGAGGACCGAGTGGTTCCCGGCCCTTCGTGAAAAACAGGCCGAACCGCTGGAGAATTCCCCAGGCTGGAATCGGGTGCCGCTGAGATTGGCGACGCCGCCGTCTTCGCTGGCAAAGCAGATCCCCCCAGGCGCGGCGAACACGACACCGATGCCCTGCACGCCATCGCGCAGCAGGCTGGCATCTACCAGGGCATGCGCCCCACGAATGGCACCGAACTCGGCAATTTGTGTGATCGAGGCGCCGGCAATGGACGAACCCGTCAGTCGGTAGATGGCATCCGTGGTGCCCACAATGAGCGCCCCAGGGGAAGCCGCTGCCACCATCGTGATTTCGCGCGGGAACGGTATGGACTGGCGCAGCGGGTCGAACAGCTCCAGGCGAAATGGGTCGGAGTGCAGCAGGAAGGCGCCCGCTGCAATGAGCAGGCAGCCGTTCCAGGCGGCAGACAGGCGGTGCACTGGCGGCGGTGTCTTGTGCAGCGTGTCCAGCTCGGGACCGGTAGCCATGCTGGCCGTCACCTGAACAGGGCCGCTCAATGCAGGCACCACCGCAGCGCGGTACAGGGTCGAACCACCAGGGCGGGACATATAGACCGCCTTGTGGGTAGCCCCGGTGTGGTCTGGAATGGTGATGGTTGCGGAATCACCCACGCTGCGGGGCGTGGCTGCTCCATATTCTGTAGCGCCGCGCATGTAGATCGCCGTGATGAGGCAATCCCCCGATGGCGCACCGCCCAGGCTGAAAGATGGTGGAGGCATGCCCCATGGGCTCACCTGACCATCGACCAGCACGCGGCACTGCTGGTCGTCCGAGAAAAACAGGCGGTTGGCCGCCTCCACGTAGCAGGTCGGCCCGGCCAGGCCCGCATCCACTTCGGTGGCCACGATGCCGTCCAGGCGCAAGAGCTTGTCTTGCGAGCGGAAAAACAGCGCACCCAGGGCGCTGGCCAGGGAATGCGCTTCACCCGCCCAGGCCAGCTCCAAGCCCGACCGGCCCACGAGTGCGCCCGTGTCGTTCACATCGAAGTTGATGCACTCGGCCAAGTCGGTCATGGCCATGTCCCCGGGCTCCAACTGATTGTTGATGCCGGTGAACTGCTTAAGCGTGAAAGGGCTGGCCATTTATGCCGCCCGTCCTTCGGTGGGGTGTGTGAATGCCATGGCGCTGGGCTCCTGCGAATCGTGGGGGCCAGTCTCCCAGCCAGCGCCCGCGCGGACAAACCGGACTGGGGGGCGTCAGACCCAGAACGCCTTGTTTGTCTGCACCTCGTCGTGCCGGGTGGATCGGCGCAAGTCGGCGTCCGGGCTGGGGCCGAAGTAGCGCGTGAAAGCGGCCTCTGCCGTTGCCGCGCGCGTGGGGTCGATGGTTTCGGAGTCGGGCTTGCTGAAAGCACGGTGAAGCGCCCAGTGCACCAGGTGCCGGTGGTGCGCCTCGTTCAGCTCGGGCTTGTCCGTGTCGTTCTCCAGCGCCTTGAGGGGTACGCGGTAGCCCTCGATGTGCAGCGTGCCGGCCAGTTCAGGCCGTGGCACCAGCGTGATGCGCGTATCGTCCTGGATGGCATGGCGCGGTGTGCCTGTCTCGTCCCGCCAGCCTGGGCGGATGCGGTCCAGTTCCTCACGCGACTTGATGGTCACTACCGAGGACGTGGTGGCGCCCGTCGCCTGGAACCGCAGGTGCACCAGCTCAAACAGCGACTTGTGCAGGTCGTGGGTGGCCGCGTTGGCCGCCACGGCGATCTGGCACACGGCAGGGTTGGCCGCCTCGTACAGCAGGCGCTTGCGGATGGCCGCCTCGGCCTGAGCCTCGGTCAGCCACACGGCGATCCATTCGTCTTCCCACAGATAGGGATTCGGAACAACGTCGTCCGCATCAATGCGGAACTGCGCTGTGAGCTGCTCCAGGTTCATGGCTTACACCATGCCGAACTGGTCAACAAAGCCCCGCACCTGGGCGCGCAGCTCGTCCACCTTCTGGGTCTTGTCCAGCTCCTGGCGGTAGTTATTGCGCGCGAACTCGATCAGCCCGGCCTTGGGCATGTGGGTGATGGTGTCGATCAGGTCTTGGCGCTCGCGCTCCTTGGCGGTGGCGGCTTCCGTCTCGTGGGCGGCCTGCTCCAGTGCGGCGGCGGTGCCGTCATCGCTGGGGGGCTCCTGCGTCTCGGTCGCCTGAACTGGCACGCCATCGCCAGCGACGCGAAACAGGTCTTGGTGCCGCAGGAACTTGCGGGCCACATCGGGGGGCAGCTCACGCGCCTGGCCTTGTTCGAACACCAGGCCGGTGCCGTAGAGGTGGTCGCGGAAGCTCGCGCGGCGGCCGATGAACTGAACTTTGGTGGTGGGGGTCATGGTGGAGTGCTCCGGTGCGATAGATGGAAGAAAGGCTCCGTATCAAATAGAGCCTTTCCAGCGCCATGCGCGCTTTAGGCGCCGGTCAGCTCGCCGATGACGAACACATCCACATTGGCGGCCTTGGCGTTTGCTGCGCCTGCCGTGGTGAGGATCAGGTTCGCCGTTTTTGGCAGGGTCACGGGGGCCTTGCCGTTGACCAGGCGGTAGGTGCCTGCCGTGTGCAGCGTCACGGCCGTGCCGAAGTAAGCCGCGTCTTGCGGCACGGCGGCATCGTCCAGGCCATCCGCGTACTCGAAACCGATATTGCCGGTCACAAGGGCGGTGAAGGGGACGGACACGCGGGCCAGGTAGTCCATGAGGCACATGCCTGCGGGCAGCTCGCCCAGCACCACCTTGTCGCCCAGGCCGATGGACGCAGACGAATTGGCGTTGCTGGCAGAGCCATTGGCGACGGTGGTCAGCTTGAACGGCAGGGCCGTCACGTTGCCGAAGGGAGAAGCGCCGCCGAACTGGCGGGTGCGGAACTGGTTGATCTTGATGGTGGCCATGTTGGGCTCCTGAATGGGGTTTCCGAGGGGTCTATGACAGGCGGGCCGGTGTTACCCGGCCCTGCTCATCAGTTGCGCTCGCCGATGATTGGCACAGCGGTGTCAATCACCGTCGCGCCGTAGTCGGTGATCTGCTTGCCGTTGCCGTGGTCCACCTCGTAGCGGATCTTGGAAACGCCGCGGATGACGCCCAGCAGCAGCTCCACCTTGTCGCCGTGGTCCAGTTCCTTCTCGCTCCAGAAGAACGGTAGGCTGGACTTGTCGGAAGCCGCCAGGGCCTCGGCCACGGCCTGGCCACCCAGCAGGATGGCGCGGTCCACGGCGAACGTGGTGCCGAAGGCGGCAGGCACGATGCAGGACGATTCCGTCTCGGTTTCGTAGGCGGCGCAATACTTGATGGTGTCGCCCGCGTAGAAGCGGATGGGCTTGGGCATCTTGACAATCAAGATGCCGTTCCACAGGCCCGCTTCGCCCATGAACAGCGGATGACCACCGGCCTGGCTGGCGCGCGCCATGGCGGATGCCTGGAACGAGCGGAAAGCCGGGTCAGCAGCAAACAGGCTGTACTGGGCCGCCGACACCATCAGCACGCGAAGGGGCGAGTCGGTGGCCGCCTTGTCGCCCTCGAAGATCACCGGGGGCGGTGGCAGCGCGATCTGCTCCATGTACGTGCGAATGCCGTCCACGGTGTCCATCTTGAGCAGGTCGGCCGTGGTCAGGTCCACCTCGCCCGCGTTGACGTTGAACGGCTTGATGCCGTTGCCGCCGTCCGCGATGAAGTGGCGATTGCGGGTAGGCGCCTTCACGGTGTTGACCATGATGTCCGCAAAGTCAGCATCGGCCGTGGTCGGAACCACCCACTCGATGTTGTTGTGGAAGCCACGGGCACCGGCCATGTGGATATGGATGGACTGGTCCACGTACTTATCCATCAGGCCCTGCGCCACGGGGCGGCCCAGGTTGCGGAAGTCGTGGGGGCTGCGGATTTGCGTCATCACGTCGCCCAGGTCCACAGGGAAGCGGGCTTGATCGACGCGCAGACGGTCCTCGGACAGCTTCATGCCCACGCCGCGGCCTTCTGCGTAGCGGCTGCCCATGATGGGCTTGGCACCCACAGGGTTCAGCAGGTGGAAAGTCACCTCGTCGCCCCGGCCCTTGCCCAAGTCCTGGCAGCGCACGATGGGCATGTGCTGGGTGGACTGCTTGCGCAGGGTGGCGGTGGCGCCGGTCGTGCCCTTGGGCATGGGGCCGGTGAGGCGCGAAATCGTGGAGTTGCGCGTGTTGTGGGCGGCGAACAGGCCAGCGGCCTGGTGCACCATGGCTACGGGGTCGCCGTACTTGGTCTGGGTCTTCGTGGTCATGTGGACCTCCTTCGGTGGGACTGGGGCCACGCCATCCCGGCGTTGCCCATGTCAGATTCACATCTGACGACTCAAATAAAGATCACGCTGGGCCTGGGGCAAAGCCTCCAGTGCGTCAGCAAGATCCGCAGGTGACAGGGCATCCAGCGCTTCCATGCGGCTTGCCGCACCTGCCCGCCCGCCCGGGAAGTCCGAGAGGCTGGAAGGCACGGCAGGCTGCGCGTTGGCAATGGCTGCCCTGGCGGCGGCTTTCGGGTCCACGGTCGTGGGCGCGGGGGCCGCCTGAGTTGCCCCGGTTTCCTTCTTGAACGTGCTGAACAGTTCGACAACCTGCTGCGCGGTGCCCTTCCCTTGCGGGTCGAGCACAGAGCGGTAGGCGGCCTGCGTGAAGCTGGGTTTGCTGGCAATCCAGCTCTCCAGCTCCTGGCTTTCAGCAATCGAGTCCGCATCAGGGTGTGCCTGGTAGATGGCACCGTAGTGCTTCTCCACCGCGCTGGTCTGGTGCTGGGCCGTGATGGGCTCCAGCTCCTGGCGCAAGGAGGTAAAGCCTTGCCGGATCAGCGTTGCAATGCCCTTGGCCATGGCACCTTCGGAAAAGTCTCCGAAGATGGCCGGGTCCACCTCGCCCGAATCAATCGCCTGCTGCGCGATGGCAGAGGCGTTATCAGCGGCCGTTGGTGCTACCCCCGCTTCGGCGCGCTGTTCGGCCTGGGCGCGGATGGCGGCCAGTTCGTCCAGCGCGGCCTGGGCGGCTGCGCGTGCGGTTTGCTCGTTACGGCGCGCTTCCTCCAGCTTGGAGAACGGGATGGTGTGTTTCCCATCCTTGGCCAAGATCACGGTGTTGGCCGGATCAGGCTCTACCTCGCTGGGCGGTTTGAGGTCGCCGCTGTTCGTTGAAGGTTGACGCTCGGCGTCGGGTGTGTTGGTGGTCCCTGCACTTGCGGTCGTGGCGCCGGGCTCGCCACTGTTGTCCGGCAACTGGGTGCCGGTATCGCCCTGTGCCAGTTCGAGGAACTGGGCCGCTTGGTCGGGGGTCATCACGCCGTCGTGCGCGTGCGCTTGGAGAAACTCTTGTTGAGTTGGGTTTGGCATGTCTGTCCCACCACATATCGCCGTGGCCGCATGGGTTCAGAGCATTCGAGTGACGCGGGACCAGGGCCGAAGCCCCGATCCCATGCCGCTCTCCAGCTACGGGAATTGGCCGACCCATCACGGGCGGGCTGTGTCGCAAGGGCTTGCGCCTTTGCTTGAGGGTTGACTGTGCCGATGGGGCGCGTTTGGCTCAAACCAGACTGGGGGGATAGCGCGCTGCTCCATAAAAAAAGCCACCTGGGCGGGTGACTCTTGTGGGGCTACTAGATCAGGCAGGGAGGTTGTCTCCCGTGTCCTGAGTCTCTATGCCGGTCATGGGCGACGCTCCATCGTCAGGAATCGGCGGGAATGTGGGGCTGGTGTTGCTCTGCACCGCCATTGCGCCATCGGCCGGGCTTGGGCCTTTTGGTGGCATGGGCGGCACCATCTCAGCCGTGGGAAAGTCCGGGTCATCGCTGCGCGTGGGCCGGATGTACCCGGCGCCCTGCATGATGGCGTCGGCCACGGGAGCAATCTGGGGCATCTGGGCCACCTGCGCTCCTGCTTGCATAGCACTGAACGCAGCCTGCACGCCGGTCTGCACCGCCTGGGCCATGATCTGCTTGATCTGGGCGTCGCTCACGCGCTCCTTCATGTCCAGCTCGCGCGCCTTGAGTTCGTGCCCGGCCTGCACCAGAGCCTTTTGCACCTCGTCCTTGATGCGCTTTTCGATGGCCTCGGGGCTCTCCTGCTCGCTGGCCGCGCGGATGGCCTGCACCACGTCGCGCTTGAAAGGCACATCCATGAGGCTGACCATGAACGGCAGCACGGCGGCCTGGTACTGGGGCGGCAGGCTCTTGACGGCCTCGGACATGGCCTTGAGCTGCTGGCCGCGATAGGTGGCGTTGCTCGGCACGTCCTCCACGCCGACTTTGAGCATGGTCCGCATCAGGTCGTTCGAGAGGTACTGTTGGCCCGTGTCCGGGTCCAGCTCGGGTTTGTTCAGCACGATGGTGCGATCCGGGGTGACGCCATCGGCGCCCTCGATCACGATGGTCTTCTCGCGGCTGCCCCAGTCCTGCACGATCAGCGACACCAGGATTTCACCCACGCGCGTGCGTCCCATGCGGAAA